CGCTCTTCAGGGCGCACACCGACTGGATTGCGGTTGTTAAAAATAGTTACATCATTGCTCATTGTTTGTTCTCACTTGTTGGTTGGTTTGTATACCGTAATTGCGTAGTTACGGTCAGCTTGTAGTCCGGGGGGTACGTTACCCGGGTTCTCTTCTAAGAACTCTTTCATGTGCGTGCTGTGGATACGCTGGTGAAGTAGATGCAGCGCGTTATGCTTTTTTATGAACTCGTACATCTCGTGCCAGTCGTTAGTCCAATAGTTGGTGCTTATTCTGCGTGACGCTGTACCGAACGGCGTGCGGATACTGTCGATGTTCTGCTCAGCGCACAGCGCAAGCAGTGCTGCAGCCATCTTCTCCTGTGTTTCCTTCATCGCCTTGATCTCTTCTTCCTTGTCGGCAATAGCGTTGCGTATGTTGATGTAGGCAGACACGAGCTTGTCTGCAGTTTGTGTTTCTTCAGCGGGCAAAGGGTCCATAGCTCCTCCTTTTGAGTTGGGGAACATAAGTATAATCAGGATGTTTACAATGTCAACTAGATTTATCTAGCTCTTGTCGATACAGCTCAACAATTTTGATGTGGTTGGTGATGTTGCTTTGGAGCATGGTGTACAGTCTCTCCTCCACTTCACTACCAGTAATGTTTACCACAGTCATGTTGTGCTTCTGCCCCGGGCGGTCGATGCGGGCGTTGGCTTGCAGGTAAGTCTCTACGCTTGTTACAGGCGCGTACCAAATCACGGTATCCGCAGCGGTCAAAGTCACGCCATGTGCAGCGGCTTGCGGCTGGATAATCAGCACTCGTGGGTCTGGTTGCGTCTGGAACGCGTCGAAGATATCCGAGCGTTTGTTGGCCGACACGGCGCCAGATATAACCTCACAAGTAATACCGTTGGCAATCAAAAATTTTCGGAGCAGCTCTATAGTGTGCGTGAACGGTACGAACACCAATATCTTGTGGCTCGCCTCCTCGATCACTTCAAGTACAACGTTCAGTCTGTTGCTTACATCGAACTCAACCACCTCGCCAGTGTCCGAGTACACAGCGCCACCTGATACTTGCAGGAGTTTGTTTATGTTGACTGCTGCGTTGACCGATGTTACGGACTCTCCTGCAGCTTCCATCATCATCTGCTTCTTAAGTAGCTTGTAGTACTTCTGCTGTTGTGGCGTGAGCGGGGCATCACGGGACACGATGACTACCGGGGGCAGGTCAAGGCAGTCCTTCTTCTCGAACCGTATCGCAGGCTGCAGTATCGAGTGCACTGTCTTTTCCGCGCTGAGCTTGGGCTTCCAGATAAACTGCCCGACTTTGTACATCACCATGTCACGGTACTGCCCGTAGTACTTAGGTGCGCGGTCAGGACATACAAGCTTGGCTAGTCCAAAGGCGTCCAACGGAGACTGCGCAGCGGGCGTGCCAGTCAGGAGCCACAGCCACTCAACCGCGCCTGACAGCTCTTTCATAATTTTCCAACGGTTGGTTTGTGGGTTCTTGTAGCTTGTAGCCTCGTCAATAACCACAAGGTCAAACCCACCCCTGATTAGCTCGTCCTTCACCACAGCTACGCCATCGAAGTTAATGACTATAAACTCCGCGTTGGACGCGATGATTTTCCTACGTGCCTTGGCATCCCCGTGGGCTACAGCGCAGCCCCTGTGCATAGCGAACTTGAACAAGTCCTTCTGCCATGCAGCTTTCATAATGGACAGCGGGCACACCACCAGCACGCGCTTAATAATGCCGAGAGACATGAGGTAGTCAGCAGCCCAGATAACGGAAGCGGTCTTGCCTGTGCCTGCCTCGGAGAAACAAAACGCTCTGTTGCGCAGTGTCAGGAACGAAGCAGTGACGCGCTGATGCTCGAACGGTGTCAGCTTGCCTGTCCACTTGTAGTCACGCAGGATGGGAGAAGGTACTTCCGTAGCTCCTGCACGCACCAGTGCCTGCGCCTCGCTAAACCCCCAGTGCACAGCAACCTCGTGCATACCGTTCTGCGCCCCGAGGTCTTTGGACTTCTTGATAGTCTCGGTAACTTTGTGCGGTGTGCGAGTCTTCAGCACCAGAGCTTTGTTGTCGATTATTTGCATTACTTCTTGCTCTTGGTGTGCCCGTTACGAGCACGGTTCTTGCTTGGTGACTCCAGCTTGTAGCCATCAGCGTTGCTGCCGCCCTTAGCTAGGGCTTTGTTGTGGCTTACATCTTTTCCGTTGCGGCGTGGGGACTTCTCCGTAATAGTACCGGTGTCCTTCTTATCCACCGCTCGCCTCGCACGTTGGCGCTCCATGCGGTTCTCGTGCTCACCACGCTCCACCTGCTGGGAGTATTCTTTTTTATACGGTCTCGGTTTGTTCACATACGGCATATCTCACCTCTTCCTGTTATGGGCACATGAAACCACTGGGCAGAACTTGCACAATGGTCCGCTCACAGGATTCCACACTCCTACCTTTTCTGCAACTACCAAGCGGTCCAGCGCGTCATCGAAGGTAGCCAAGTAGGACGTGCGGTTCTTGGCTATGTGTTCCTTCTTGATGAACTCCCCGCTCACCACGTACAGCAGCCCCGACTTGATCTTGGTAACCCACGGCATATGCGTGAACACCGCACCGGCCAGCATGTCGAGCTGCGTGGGGTCAGCGTACTTGGCGTTCTTCCCAGTCTTGTAGTCAACTAAGTAGGCAGTAGAAGTGCTGACTACAAGTAAGTCGGCAATGCCCCTCCACCACACGCCCGGGGCGTAGAAGTCAGCTGGGTAGTAATTGTTGTCCTCCAAGCTTACGCCCAGTTTAAGCTCGCAGTGTTTCTCCCCGGGGATTCGCAGCAATGCGTCAAGCAAGGGCTGCATGTAGCTGTACTCTGGTGGTATTGGCTTACCATCCCGCACGTAGTCCTCAGCAGCTTTGTGCACCAAGTTGCCGTAGATGCTTGCTTCCCCTCCTTCGTCCTTAACGTCCTTGGCGATCTTGAGGTGGTAGTACTTCTTCGGGCACTGCTCGAAGGTCTTGATGCTGCTGTAGGACCACGCTTGGCTGGGCTTATTCATTCGATGCTTCTTTCCTTGGGTTCCTGATTTTCTTCAGCCCGTTGGCCTGTGCTTTCATGTAGTACGGAAGCACACTACTCTTGATACCGCTCACGCCAATGGGCACTTCAGTTGCTTTGTTACCAGCAGCTTCCCACGCAGCGACATCTTCAGCAAGGCGTTGACGCAACATATCTCTGCCTTCGTCCGTGCTATCTGCCAGCCTCCAGAACTTGCGGGCCTCAATTTGTTTGTGACTTAGTATTCTTGGCATCGGTATTCTCGTGGCAGTCTTTGTCATGCGCGCAGTTCAGACACAGCACGCCCTCGGTGTACACTGGGTTACGGCAGATGGGGTTCTTGTTCTCTGTGCCCCACGTTCCCTCTTCGCATTTGCAGCTCATTTTTTCGGTGTCCTCTTGGTTTTGTTATGTGCCTCCAGCGGGGTCAGTGCTTTCTGTGCCTTAATCAGCTCCTCACGGAGCAGAGTCTGCTCCCGGCGTAACGTGTCGATTTCGAGCTTTGCGCGGCGCAGCGCCTTCCACGGATGAAGTATCTCGCTCCAGTTCATGCTTTGATCCTCTGTGTTTAACTCGGTTCCACCCAATAATATAATTACGACTCTTGCCCGCGAGCAAAGCCTTGTCCTCGCGGTCCGGTGTGTCTCTGGGTCGTTTGCATTGCATCCATCTCTCTCCAGAAATCTTTGTCCACGGGCCGTGGCTTGTTGTTCAGTGGCGGCAGTGCTTTGAGGCGCTGCATGAAGTCGTTCCATTCGGGCTCAGTCATCACTCATCGCCCCCATCATTCTTGTGCTTCAGCGCTATCTCAATGTCTACCGCTACTGCGTAGACGCCTTCGTACAACCGCGAGTCGGTGATCGTGATGTTGGATTTGATGATGTCCTCAATTTCTTCTAGTGTCAGCCCAATAAACTGCTTACTCACTTTGTGCCTCCCATGCGCCGACAACCTCGGCAATCCTCGTTCTTGAATTGACCCCGACTTTGAACCCACGCACATACGCCTCATTGACTAGCTGCTCAACGTCCCGGCGGTCCTCCTCCGCGCTGATATTTTTTGATTCGTCCCAGTGCCACCCAGCAGCAAGCACGATTTCTTTTACCCGCGCTCTGTCCAGCTTCGTTATGTCAATGAACATCAGCGCGGCTCCTTGTTGTTTTGCAACGCGACTGGAATATAGTGCTCATTGCCCCGCCGCTCTCGATTTATTGGCGTAACGACTTTCCCGTCTGCGTGTGAGTGAGTCAACATTTCTTCTATTAGTGTTGTCACTTGCGTCAGTTGATACCGCATCTGCAGCACTTCATTATAAAGCGCATAAATCTTTTCATCTGTGTTGCGCTCGCTCCAGTACTTGTCCCGCATTGCCATACCTAGTTTCTCCTCATTCATCGCTCATCGCTCCCATCACCGCCTCAAGTATCGCGCTGTCTTTATCAGTCCACTCGTACTTCTCTTCGATCAGCAGCAGTACTGTGTGCAGTGACTTGTACAGGTCTTTTTTGCCTGCCTTGTCTTCGTGCCGCGTTATGTACTTGATCGCCGTATGCTGGCACGCGTCCAGCTCGTTCGCCATGCTGTACTGCATAGGCTGTATTTTCAGCTTTTTGTAGTGGCCACCGCCCACTTGCTTGTCATATGCTTTCATTAGTAGTCCGCCTCTTTTATAAAAATACCGTTATGGTTCATCACCCCCCACCCTCCTTCCACCAAGGGCAAGCCCACGTCATTGCGGTTGATCCAACAGTGAATATAAAGCAGATCGCCAAGGACTCCCCCCGCTGCGTAAGGTCAGTGCCTGCCAGCCAGAATGTAAACGGCCAGAATGCTGCTGTCAGTAGTGTTACGATTATCTGTTTCATACCCCTTTCTCCTGTTCGCATTTGGCGAGGGCTGCATTAACTGTTCGGATGGTCACAGAGCAGAGCAGTCGCCTCTCAGCCTCATGCATTTGCCAAACATTTTAGGATTCGGCCCATCCACGCGGCTGTTCTCGGAATAGTGGTATAACGGGTTAATTATTCTTTTCAGGGGTTTCATTTCAAAAGCTCCTTTACCTGCGCAATGACTTTTCTTCTCTCGTCTGCGCGGATCTCTGCCTCTGTCATCGGGCGGTGACAGATCTCGTCGTGGAAGCATGATATGCACAGGCCTCTGTGATACTCAGAATCGCCAGGTATGAAGTCGCTGCATACAGCGTGTTGGTAGGCGTTACTAGCGCATCGGCATGTCATACGAACTCCTCTTTTTGTATCTTACGTTTTCCAGGTCTCTGTCTCTTATGTAGCTGCGGAACTTCTGCAGCACTTCGGCTCTTGAGTAGCCAAACCACAACAGTGATGTCTCACCGTCGCAAGTGCTCTTCAACGAGAACCAGTTGTCGCCAATCTTTTTTATTACCACGGTTAAATACCCTCAGTTCGTTATATGCAGGACGCCCAGGCGTTGCGGTAATCAGGCCAGCCATATTCTCCGCTGGTGGAGGCGTACAGTTTTACCATCTCACAATATAAATCTCTGTCGCGCTGGAGATCTTCGTCAGTCATGCTGCTGGCGATTACTACCACAGCGCCGATGATCACGGCGACGCCGTGAGTAATCAGGTCTTTCTTTTTCATTGGATGCCCCAGGGTGGTAATGGTTGGCGCCCCCGTGCAGGCAGGCGCCTTCTTCCACTATTTCAGGAAGTCGTCGTCGTCTTCAGTATCGAAGACGTCCTCGACGTTCACGCCGCCACCAGCCAGGCGTTCATCGTCGCGCTTCTTCTGAATTGCCTCGAGGCCAGGGCTGATGCCCTTGTTGCTACCGCTGTTGTAAGCGTAGAAATTGATCACCACGTTGGCGTGACAGCCGCTGTACAACTGATCGGCGTCGAGGATCTCGTTCTTCTGTTGGTCCACCACCTTCGGCTGACGACTGTAGTTCGCCGCACGCAGTAGGAAATGCCCACGGTTGACTTCGTCGCCGTACTTAAACGAACCGTCTTCCTGCGCATCGCCGTCGAGCAGAGGCGACTTAACGACGCCCTTGCCTAACTTCTCTTTGCCTTTGTCTTTTGCTGCGTTGATAGCCGCTTTGATCTCTTCGATCTGCGGGTGGTTCTTCCGCACCAGAATCGTGGTGCTGAATACCTTCTGCCCTTTGTCGTTCAGCTTGCCTTTGATGGCGTAGCAATAGGACAGGCGAACATCTTTCAAAACAACTTGCGTACTCATGCTTGGTCCTCCTGGGACTCATCATTGAAATAGGCCAGGGCGTCAACCGCTGGCCGTTTATCGGAATCCGGGACAAGCGTTGGCTTGCCCTTCGGTTTCTCGATTAGGTCGCCGAGGATCTCGGCAAATTTCTTTTTACCCAGCAGCTGCTCCATGGCGGTGATGCCAAGCAGACTGCGGTTGTATATCTGGTCCTGCGTGAACCCGCTGCTCTCAAGAGCCTCTGCAACCTGCTGTTCGTTGGCGTACTTGCGATTGCTGCGCCCCTCGACCAGCTTGAAGCCCGGCACCTTGTTACCCTTCTCAACCTGCTTCAAGGCCCACGCCTTCGCGTCGTTGAGCCACTTGATCACCTCGTCCGCGCGCAGCAGCACTTTGGCCATTTGCTCGGGTGTCAGATCCTCTGCCGGCAGAACCGAGAACGCGGTCTTCACCAGCTCCTGTGAGGCGATGTTGCGAGCTGGACAGGTAAACCTGGCCCGGCAGAAATAATCCGAGCAGTGTTCCCCTGCCACGCGATCACCCTCTCCGACCCACGCCAGCGCGGCCATGGGCACGACGGTGGTGTCCGCCCAGTCCAGCAGTTCTTCGACGCTTAATTCTTCGCTGCTCCAGTTGTTCATGCGTGGTTGAAGCACATGGGCTCGCACACGCTTGATGTCGTACAGGTGGGACAGTTCGTTGTAGGCGCCCAGGGCGTACAGCCGCATCTGGCTGTTGTCATGCGCGTCGACCAGTATCCCCTTGCCGTACTTCAAATCGGCAATTTCAACCATGTCGTCGGTGATGATGACGAGGTCGCCGCGGCCAAAGCCTTCCTGCACCCAGCGGCTGAAGTCCAGGCGCTGTTCGACCAGGATGATCGGATCTGGGCAGCGTTTGCGAGCCGCCTCGATCATGGTCACCGCCCGGTCATACGCCTCGGTCACGTAATAAAACATGTCTCCCGGCATGTCGTCGACGGTCAGTGGCACGACGCCTGGCTGTTTCAGATAGACGCGCAGCATGTTGTCGAACACGTCGTGGGCGAGCGTACCCTCGGCGGAAAACACACTGCCTTCGTCTGGGATATCTTCCTCAAGCCTGGCGCTGGGCGTACAAACAAGCCACTTGCCGCTGCCGCTGGCAGATAGTATCGCGTGTGCGCGTTCACTCATCGCGCTGCTCCAATGCCATGTTGGAAAACCATGCGGCCGCATCGACCATGTGTTTTTCGCAGTTGCGGGTGAAGTACGCCCACAGGATGATCGCACCGCTGGGCGGGCTGTCAGGCTGCAGCTGGTCACAGCCACCGGTCACCGTTACGGTGCCGTCTTCGGAGTCGACGATCTCGAGAATTGCTTTCATAGTTGTTTTCCTTTTTCGTAGATTTCAGCCAATTTGTTGGATGGTACGCTGGTCAGCTTGTCGTATCCGAAGCTGGTCAGCAGCTGCTGTACTGCTTCTTTCTTGCCGGTCCGACTCAGTTCCGCCAATAGTGCGCGGACCATGGGTAGGTCGACCGGCTGCGGCTCGGGCTCGGGCTGAGCCCGCTGCGGCTCCTCGCTGACCAAAAATATCAGCATATTTCCTATCCGCCGAAGCTCGTGAGCCGGCGTGCTGGATGTATCGATGGTAATTATCATGGGAATCTCCTGAATGTACACCGCCGAGAGGACGTCTCTGGACGATGTTCGGCAAGCCTACATCAGGCAGACAAACCCGTGCAAGCGTTTTATTTAACCCGACCTTGCGCGCGGATACCTTGTGGGGTTACTCTGTGCCCCCGTCGAGGAGGAAGGCCTATGATATCTGTGAGTTTGCCCCCCGCCGTGTTGGCACACCTGATCGAAGGCGGTGTCATCGTTATACGAGGGGGCGACGAAGATATTGAAATCTATGTGGAATCGTTCGATCTGACTGGTGAGGTCGGGGAAGCGATTCTGAATGTAATTCCAATGCTAGGAGCAAAACAATGACTGACCATCGCGTCAAGTACATGGTTGATTTGATCGAAGACTGCAAGAAGGCAATGGCTCAACACAACGAAGAGGATGCCTTCGAGCACCCTGAAGACCGGGCCAAGGTGATCGCCTCAATGATCATCCTGGACGGACTGAACGGACTGCGCAAAACCTTGCTTGGGAGGGATTAGCCGTGTTCCTACCCGAAGCCCTGCATACACTGCGGGATTACGAACTCGTCCCTGTCAGCGGAAAACGACCGCTTGCTCAAGGATGGGAGAAAGGTCTTCCCGCACAACAGCTGCAACAGATCGCAGCACAACGCCCCCAGGCCAACGTGGGCCTACTCGCCAAGCGCTGGCCGGCGGTGGACATCGACGTCACCGATACGCTGTGCGCCGAGGCGGTGCAGCTGGCCGCCGAACTCGAGCTTGGTAGTGCTCCTGTGCGTACCGGCCAGGCGCCGAAGCGGCTGATGGTTTACCGGACGTCGACACCGTTTAAAAAGATCAAGGCCTACCTGCGCGCGCCTGACGGCAGCCTGAAGAACGCCGATGGCAAGGAGTGGGCGGTCGAGGTACTCGGCGACGGCCAGTTCTACGTCGTCGAGGGCACGCACCCTGTCACCAAGCAGCCGTTCAGCTGGGATGTCGACCGCTGGTGGGAGCAGCAGCTGGTGGAGGTCAGCGAGTCAGCTGTGCGCGCGTTCTTCGACGCTCTGCCGGATTATTTGCCCAGCGGCTGGGAGGTGATCAAGGTGAGTGGCGCCGCTCAGCCCGAGGCCGACGACGACCGCGCGCTCCTGGCCCTGGCTCAGCAGCCGCTCGACGGCTGGGATGAGGACCGCATCATCCTGGACATCGCCCCCTACATCGACATCGAGTGCCATTACGACGACTGGCTGAAAGCCGGCCAGGCGCTGCACCACCAGTTCGAGGGATCCGACGAAGGGTTCGACCTGTGGGACAAGATGTTCGAGGAGTCCAGCAAGTACAACGGCTCACAGTACGGCCGCCAGCGGTGGGACAGTTTCGGCGCCTACGGTGGCCGCGCAGTTACCCTGGCCACGCTGATCCATGAGACCAAGGCCCCGCGCGACGCGGCCAGGGTGGCAGCCTCCGCGCTCGACCTGGCGCAGCTGCGCGATCGGGTAACCGCAGCGGCTGACCTGTCAACGCTGGAGATCGAGATCTCCCGCGACGCCCGCAAGATCAAGATGCTCGAGGTCGACCGCGAGTCACTGGCGGTGGCGATCAGGGCGCGCGTGCGTGAGCTAGGCGGCTCGATCGGCATCGCTGCGGTACGCGGGTGGCTGCGCCCGGCACGCGTAGAGCGGGACATCGAAATGGCGGCAGCCGATGCGCCGGACTGGGCCAAGGAGTGGGTGTTCTGCGCCAACGGGGACAAGTTCTTTTCGTTGAGAAACAAGCAGATGGTCACCGCGTTCGGTTTCCGCGCGCATTTCAATCGGATGATGCCGGTGGACGAAGACAGCGGCGAAAGGGCGCGTGCGGATGTGGCGTGCCTGGAAGCCTGGAACATGCCCGTGGTGGACAACCTGGCTTACGTGCCATGGGCTGGGCAGGTGTTCGAGATGAACGGCTCGGTGTGGGGCAACCTGTACCGCGACGATCTGGTGCCAGAGGCCGACGACAGAGGCGGCCAGGGCGTGGTCGACCTGGTGCTGCAGCACGCCAGCAGGATGTTCCCCGATGATCGTGAGCGCGGGATCTTCTTGTCGTGGTGCGCGTGGCAGGTGCAGCGTCCAGGTGTGAAGGTGCGCTGGGCGCCGTATCTGTTCGGCGTCGAGGGCGACGGTAAGTCGTTCTGGGCGTCGATGATTGGCTCCGCCATGGGGATGGTCAACGTGCGGTCGGTCACCGCCAAGGTACTCGAGTCACCGTTCACGGACTGGGCCACGGGCGCCGCGGTGATCGTGCTGGAGGAGATGAAGCAGCACGGGCACAACCGGTTCGACGTGATGAATGCCCTCAAGCCGCTGATCACCAATGACGTGGCCGAGATCCACCCCAAAGGGCGGGCTCCGTACATGGCGCCCAACACGGCCAATTACCTGTTGCTGTCGAACTACATGGACGGCGCGCCGGTGACAGACGGTGATCGCCGGTACATGTTTCTGCATTCCAGTATCGGGCTGGACGACGCCCGTGCCATGTCGTCGGGCGGGTATTTTACGAAGTTGTTCGGCGCTTTGCAGGTTAGCCCTGGGGCAATCCGTGGGTGGCTTTTGGGGTATTCGCTGCATCCTGAATTCAGTGCCGATGGAAGGGCGCCGGACACGACGGTAAGGGGTGCGGTACTTGAGGCCGTGAAGCCGGAGCTGGATTCTCAGGTGGAAGACGTGATCGAGGATGAGCATTTCGATGACACACTGGTGTTCTCGGACCTGATCACGGCGTTGAAGCTGGCAGGGGCGGCCATGGTTTCGGAGAAACATGTGGGGGCTGCGCTGGGAAGACTTGGGTACAGCTTCGTCGGACGGCACAGACGAGACGGGAAGCGGTGTCGCGTCTGGAGCAAGAAAAAATTGTCGAACAAGGAGGTTGCGGAGTTTCTGTCCCACTTGTCCCACTAGCGTCCCTGTAAAGTAAAACTTTAGTGGGCCGCCGTAAGTTATTGATTTAGTAATTTTATATACCATCTGTCCCACTTGTCCCACTAGATGTAAGGTATTATATGTGTGAGAAGGTGTGTGTATTGTGAAAAAACATATATGTGTTTCCGTATTGGGCGGTATAGAAACCCGTTTTTAGCGGGACAGAGGGACGTTAGTGGGACAGGAAGCAAAACTGGAGAGGAAGCGCAAAGCGCAGATTGAGGCCGAGGGCGGCATGTACCTGAAGCAGAATGGGCATGCCGGGATCCCTGACCGACTGGTCTTGATGCCGGTCCCACCAGAGCACCAGGAGCTGGTCGGCAGGTACGTGCGGTTTGAGGAGCTGAAGGCGGCGAACGGTCGAGTGGCTGCCGTGCAGCAGCGGGTAATCGGATGGCTGGAGAAGATGGGGTACAGGGTTGATGTCACGAAGCCTTAGAGATTTTCAGATCGAGGCGATCCGAATGGTCGCGCAGCAGAACCTGTACCTGGCAGCAAAACCTGGGGCAGGGAAAACGGCCGTTGCCCTTCACGCCTCCTGGGAAGCGATATACGAGCGATTCACGGCGAGGCGGGTGTTGGTAGTGGCTCCCATGCGCGTCGTGCCCCAGTACGCACAGGAAGCAGCCAGGTGGGGGTTGAAGTTGACGTTCTCAGAATGCCTGGGGCCGGAACCTGAACGGCTCGAGGCCCTGGCGGCGAGCACTGACGTGCTAGTGGTCAGCCACGAGCATTTCCCCTGGCTGGTGCGCAGCGTTCGGCACTGGAACTTTGACCTGGTTGTTTTCGATGAGGCCAGTCGCCTGCGGAAGGGCGGTCGGCAGGGGTCGGTCGGCTGGAAGATGATGAACGCCATCCGCAAGAAGAAGGCGCCCAGGATCCTGTTGATGAGCGGGTCGCCCAGGCCAGGTACTGCACACGAGTTGTACGCGCCGGTGTACCTGCTGGATGGGGGTGCACGCCTTGGCCACACGCTGACAGGGTTCAGGGAGCGGTTCCTGGCGCCCAACAAGGTCGACCGACATACCGGGCGGGTGTTCAGCTGGAAGCTGCGAGAGGGGGCGGAGCACGAGCTGTATCCCTTGATCGCGGATCTGTTCTACGCCGCTACGCCGGATCTTGGGCTGCGGTTCGTCGAGGTCGATCGGCAGGTAGCGTTGCCCGAGGACGTGATGCTGCAGATCAACCGCATGCAGAGGGAGATGGTGGCCGACTTTATCGACGAGGAAATCACGGCCGGCAGCCTGGGGGTAGTCAGCGGCAAGCTGCAGCAGATGGGCAACGGGGAGGTGTTCAACGACCATGGGGGCACGACAGTCACCCACGACCGCAAGATCGCGGACCTGCAGGAGCTGGTGGAGGAGTTGGAAGGCGAGCCCCTGATCACGGTGTACTGGTACACGCACGAGCTGGCCAGGTTGAAGGCGGCTTTCCCAGACGCGGTGGACATCACGACCAAGGCCGGCCTGGCAGCAGCTAAGCGAGGTCAAGTCCAGCACGCCCTGCTGCAGCCAGGGTCAGCTGCACACGGGGTCGACGGCCTGCAGCAGCACTACTCGGCGATGTACTGGTATTCACTGCCGCACAGCTACGAGCTGTACGACCAGACGATTAAACGGATTGTGCGCAGCGGCAGGGGGGAGGAGACGGTCAGGGTATTCAGGGCAATCGCCCCGACGGATGTCCGTATCCGCGAGGCGTTGGGGAGGAAACAGCAAGAGCAGGAGAGATTCTACGATTTCATCAGCTGACCGCAGCTTGGGCAGGTGCTGCGGCCTTCCCGGCGTTTTCGAGCCCGCGAGACGGCGGCCTGGCTTAGGCCTACCACTTTGCAGGCCCGGTACGCCGACCAGCCGCTGTCGATCAGCAGCAGCGCCTGCTGGGTGCGAGATATCGCGGGGATGTACACCATGTGGCTGTCCCAGGTTTTCGGCATTTCCGTCCAGGCTTGCACCTTGAGATCCCCTTCGGGGGTACGACTCGCTGAGAAGGCCTTCACCTTGCTTTCCAGTTCGGTCAGCTGTTGCAGGACACTGTCGGACCAGCCGAGTGCGAAAAATTCATCTTTAGTCACACAGGGCTCCTTTCAAGTTGGCCATCTTTTCGGTCAGGGACCACAGCGCGCGGTTCAGTTTCACGTCCTGCTGGATCCCTGTCACAGGGCGCGTGGTCAGACGGCGACCGGTCGACGCGCGGCCTCGCTGACCGCCTTTGAGCAGGTTCTCCTGGACCACGTTGAAAGTGTTCCACAAGGTCGGCGCGGCGTCTTCGTTGCGGTTGGGGCGGATCACCTGGGCGGCCGACACCGGCGCAGCGTCTTCCCAGCGCAGCTTGATCGCCTCGTCAGCGAGCAACAGTTGTTCAGGGCGTGACAGCTCGATGCCCTTGAAGGTTTCCTTGCGGTGTTCGATTTCCTGCACGTTGCGCAGGATTTCGTAGCTGCCTTCGATGACGTTGCCGACGACGTCGCCGCTGTGGCGGATTCGCACGTTCGTCGTTATGTCACCGGCGATCAGGCCGTTGCTGCAGACAAAGCGGAAGTACCCTGCCAGGAGTTGATAAGAGCTGGCGCCGTCGTGACTGTTGATCAGGATGATCTCCGGCACTTCGCCGCTTTTCGCGTCTAGCAGGCTGCGGTGACGCAGGCGCACCATGTGACGGGTAAATTCACGCTTGCTTGCATCGCGGGTCAAGGTCTGACGAACTTCGTAGGGCGCGAAACCCTCTTTCCACATCCCGCGCAGGACATCGATCGTGGGGATCTGCGTGTACCGGTCGGAGCGCGAGTGGTGCGCGTCAGTGGCCAGGACTGACGGGGCGTAGCGTGCGAACTGTTCGCCGGTGATCGGAGCCTGGCTGCGGAACGCGTTGTCTTTAGTGCTGGATGCGTAGCGGATCATGGTGACCTCCTGGGTCGGACTCATCAGTACCGGCACATACCGGCAGACGCCCTGGCGGGCGTTTCGTCCTTACGATGTTTTGCGGGCTGAGACCTTGATCGTCGCGAAGGCCTCGCCCGTGCTTGTGTGGGCGGTGACCAGCTGGCGGCTGGGGTTGAAGTGTTCTGCGACGGCACGCCAGTCGATGCTGGCGCGGCCATCCGTCCAGGCGATGCTAGCGCGGTATTCGCGGCCGTCTACCGACTGGTAGCCGCAGCCGGAGAGCATGGCCTTGATCTCTTTTTCGCGGGTCTGCAGGTCAGCGATGCGGGCCTTCAGGCCACCGAGTTCGTCGACCATGGCGATCAGATCTGCGTCGGTGATTACGGGTTTGAGTTGTGCGTTCATGCTTGGTCCTCCTGGGACTAATTAGAAGTTGTAGTCGTAGAATTTCTGGGGCTCGTCGGCCAGCTTGAAGCGCTCTCCATTGCTGCTGTAAAAGCAGCCGTTCTTCCGCAACCGAATCCGGATCACTTTGTACTCGGGGTTAGAGCTGATGTCGTACTTTAGCTGGTGCTGGTTTATGCAGTGAGCCGAGAAGCCGCCGACGATGAACTCGGGCTTCTGGCCTTCGGCCAGCTTTGCGTCCATCTCCCTGACCTCCAGAGTCTTGTCGCTGATCACTTTGACGATTTCGTAAGGGGTAATGTCGCTGTATCCGACGTGGTTTGCGTAGTTCATGTTGTCCTCCTGGGACTTAGAAGTTATTCGTCGCTGTCGAGGAAGAAATCAATCTTTCCCGTCGCGGTTATGGGATTGCCGTTCTCATCGTGCAGGTTGACGGTTACGGTCTGCCCAAGATTTAAGTAGTGCGGGGCGGTTTCGACCACTTCGCCGACTGTGCCATCGCGCAACTGTACGGTGTGGGTAATGATCATGATTCTCCTACGCCATCAGCATCGCGTCGACTTGGTCGACCAGATTCTCGAGAGCGGCTATGACCGCTCCAGGGATGTTTATTCCGTCGCAATCGCCGGCGTCAATCGCACACCACATCGAGCCGGTGTGACGACCGTCTGGCGAGTAGACCAGGGCAGGGGTACCTGCGCCCGGATCTTCAGGGATAATTTCGCTAGTATCGACTACCAGTTTCCAGTTCTGCGGAAGGCGAAAAGTTTTGATCATGGTGTCCTCCTGGGACTTGATTGCTGATGGACTCATCAGTGCCGGCCTTACCGGCAGACGCCCTGGCGGGCGTTTCGTCCTGAGTTAGAGGCATTCGCGTTCCCATGCCAGGTCGTCGTCCTCCCCGTAACATTCATGCGCCTCAGACCCGTATGCGGGGCGCGCGTGCTCCCAGCTGCTGAAATTAACCGGCAGCTTGCCCAGTCCCAGGCGAGCGTTTAGCGCGGCGGCCTGTTTTTCGGCGGCTGTAAAAACCGCGGTCTCATCGGTACCCGCCTTGACGAACAACCGGACGCGATTACCGGCTGCGTCTTCCGCGATGACGTAGCTGGACGTTCCGTAGATATTTCCGTTTGGATTGCTCCAGTCGGCCGCCTCAAGGTTGCTGCCGACGATGACGAGGTCACTGCTGGCGAAGAAACTTACGGGGATGAAATCCATGTTGCTGTCCTCCTGGGACTTGTTTCGGCCTGCTGGGCCTCGTCAGTAGCGCAGCGTCAGCGCTATACAAGTGGCCGGTTTGTCCTCTTGGGCATCCGCCCCGGCTCCTGGTATTTGGTCTGCGCCAGTCCGCAGTGGAGACTGAACTTTAGAGTGCTTAACACCAAGTGTCAAGTAAAAGCGCAAAAGAATTTTCCTATCGAAAAATTGAAATCGATAGAAAACACAAATCGAAAATGGGTTGAATTGGTTTAACGTCTTGATCTATCAGTCCCTTGTCGCTATTCTCGCGGCCGGGAAACCCCTAATCGGAGAACCACCGTTATGCCGCAGACCATTACGCTAGAAATTGCCGACGACGGCGCTGTCTCTGTCTCTGTCGAGATGGACGGCGGCGCTCCGCAGATGATGTCTTTCGACGCCGTCGGGGATGCCCTCGCTGCGATCGAAGAACTCGTCGGCGCCGAAGAAAGTCCCGAAGCGATGTGGGACGAGGAAGCCGCATCGCGCTCGAAAGCCAACCGTGACATGTACGCCGACCAGGAGATGATGTGATGAAAGACGTATTCCGCGCAGGTTCAGCAGGCCCCACTGGCAGCAACCAAACCCAGGGCAAGGGCGAGATCCCTGGCAAAGTATCTGTGCCCATGCCTGGCACGAACAAGACCCAGACTCCGTACAAGTCGCACGGCGGTAAGCCTGGCGCTATCGGCGGTTTCAGCGGCGGCATCATCCCCGGCAAGGTGTGACCCATGGGTGCGAAGATCCCATCGCGCTCGGCGCCCAAGGCGTCGCGTAGGGCCGAGGAAGACGACGACGGCGCGCCCTTGCTCGCGACGTCGAGCGCTTTTGACGTGCCGACCACCCTGCAGGGCCGCATCCACACCTCTGCGACCACAGGTCAGCGGAATGGCGGCGGCCACGCGGGGCACACCGCTGCGCGTAAGCCTGGCGGCATCAACCTGAAGTCGGTCGCCCAGGCGTGCATCGATGCGGGCCTGGATCCGGCCGCTGAGATAGCACGCGTCCTGGCGACCCAGGTGCCGGTGGTCGACAGCAAGGGCAAGCCCGTTCTCGATGAGCGCGGGCTCCCGGTCATGACCGGCCTGGTCGACACGGACACGAAGATCCGCACACTCACCGAGCTGTTGCAGTACAACCAGCCCAAGCTCAAGGCGGTCGAGATGAAAATCTCGGGCAGCCTGGAGATGACCGGCGATGAGCTGGATCAGCGGCTTTCAGCGCTGCTCAGCAAGGCGGTCTCCAAGTGACTGCGCAGCAGGCTCTCGATCTGTCCAGGCTTTCCATCGAGGAAAAGCGGGAAGTCTACGACCTGCTGCGCGAGAAGGATCTGCGTGCAAAGCGCAACCGCCTGGCGGCGTACTCGCCGTACGGCAAACAGCGAGAGTTCCACACCGCCGGAGACACTTTTCGCGAACGGCTCTTCATGGCCGCGAACCAGTCGGGTAAGACGTACAGCGGTGCTTTCGAAGTCGCGATGCACGCCACCGGCCGGTACCCAGCCTGGTGGACCGGTAGACGGTTCCCACGTGCTACCAGGTGGATGGTCGGATCAGAGTCTGCAGAACTCACGCGCAAGGGTCAGCAGCGCCTGCTGATCGGCCCGCCTGAACTGCGCGACGAGTGGGGCACTGGCGCCATCCCGCACGACTGCTTGCTCGACACTAGCGCCAGGCAGGGTGTCGCTGATGCGGTGGCCAGCTGCGTCGTGAAGCACATCAGCGGCGAGCAGAGCGTGATCCAGTTCAACAGCTTCGACCAGGGCCGCACGAAATGGCAGGCCGATACTGTCGACGGCGTCTGGCTCGACGAAGAACCGCCGATGCCGATCTACAGCGAAGCGCTGACTCGAACCAATGCCACCAACGGACTGGTGTTCGTGACGTTCACGCCACTTATGGGCATGTCCGACGTGGTGCGTCGGTTCCTGCTCGACAAGCCGGCCGGCACGACAGTCACGAACATGACCGTTCACGACCGCGAGCACTACACGGCCGAAGACGGCGAGCGGATCCTCGCCCGCTACCCGGCGCCTGAGGGGGACC